CTCCGGATCGTTCCAAATTCGTATTGGATTTGAGGACGATGAAGAGTGACACTGTTATTGATATCCAATTCAAAAGCAAAGCGAAAGAATTCAATTCACCGTTCATCCCGTACTTAAACACACGCAACCGCTACGAGGTTTACTACGGTGGTGCAGGCTCTGGGAAGAGCCACTTCATCGCGCAGAAGATACTGTATCGGATGCTCCGGGAACGCGGGCATCGATATCTGGTAGTTCGGAAGGTAGCGAGAACCAACAGACATAGCACATACGACCTGTTCCGAAGCGTCATCTCCGCGTGGAAGCTCCAGCCGATATTCAAAATCGACAAAACAGAACTCGACATCACGTTGCAAAACGGGACTCGACGATGTTGAGAAGCTCAAATCCATCGCGCGGGCCCTTTTTTGTTGCGGAATTTTATGGGAGGGACTATGAAACTTAGCGTTGCGATGATTGTAAGGGACGAAGAGAACAACATCCGGCGGGCGCTCGATAGCGTGTTACCGATTGCGGATGAGATCGTGATACTTGACACTGGCTCGGTTGATAGCACAAAAGCAATTATAACCGCTTACGAAGACCTGAAGATAAAGCTATCAGATCACCCTTGGCAGAATGACTTCTCCGAAGCGCGGAATGCTTCGATCGAAAAGTGTACTGGCGATTGGATTCTAATACTCGACGCGGACGAGGAATTGGCGCCAGAGGCTCAAAGCGGATTAAGAGCAGAGCTTGAATCATTACCAGACGCTGTGAACACGGTGATGATGGTCGGGCGAAACTACGTAACCGGCCAAACCTTCGACACGATGTCACAACCACGCGTGTTTCGACGTGAAACCATTCACTATGAGCATGCGATTCACAACCAGCCGAGATTTGCGAAAGACATCTTCCGGAGCGAGCTAATAATCAATCATTACGGTTATATGTGGACGCCGGAACTGCTTGACAAGAAGCGTAAACGATCAATGCCGCTGATTGAGGAGATACTCAAGACGGAGTTGTCGCCGATAGAGCGGCTATATTATAAGTGCCAGCTTTATAAGATGAAATTCACTTTCGAGCACGAGAAGAGCTACCAGACAGCGAAAGAAATTCTTGACGATTTGCGAACCGCGAAAGAAATGCCGTATATTGTGTATGAGGTGATGATCCTCGCTGGATTTCAAGCAATACAACGGCGGGAATTTGAGTTCGCAACGGATTATATCGACGTCGCGAAGTTGATCTACGAGGATGTGCCGGATGCGTATTTGATTGAAGCGCTGATGCACCACACAACCGGCGATCATCTAAAAGCCGTTCGAGCGTTTCATACATATTACGACAAGTACGCAAGACTTGACCGGGCAGCTTACAACTGTTCGATACAATGCGATAAGTACGTTGATATTGTCAGGCTCGTGATTGCCGCGTCTTTCGTTGCGGTCGGGCTTCCGGATATGGCGGTCGAGGAATTTAATTTAGTTAAGAAGTCTGCTATGATAACCGAATTTCTGGACAACTTCGTGCTGTATCTGTCCAAACACGTTGGCGATGAGTTGCTTCATCGGTTTATGCCGCATCTGTTGGAAATCACAGACGATGAGAATGTGAATCTCTCGCCTTTATATACACGGCTTAAAACGAGCAAAATCCAACTCAGAAGCAAGCGTAAAAAGATCGCGATCCTGTACAAACCTGGGCTCAGAACGTTCCTCGATGGAATCCGACAAAAACTCGCACAAGAGTATCTTGTAGAAACGATACAAGTCGCGAATATCGGCCACTTCGAAGATCGAATCGAAGATGCCGATCTTATCTGGTACGAGTTTGGGAACGAGCTCACAATTGAAGGAACCAAACGGTTCAACAAAAAAAGCATTGTCCGTGTCCACGGGTATGAAGTGATAAACGGATTTATCCAAGGCATCTATCATCCAAACGTATCCCGTTATCTCTTTGTAGCTGACCACGTGAGGAACATGGTAGATATTCCGGAGATAGCGGATAAAGTGTCGATTATTCATAACGGTGTGAACACCGACAAGTTCACCTTCACGCAGCATAACCACGGGCGCCGGATCGCCTTCGTCGGGAATTTTAATACCAAAAAGAACCCTGGGCTTGCGGTTCAAATCCTTTACGAGCTTATAAAAACCGGCGGTGATTATGAGTTCCACTGGGCCGGAGATATGCAGGACGTGCGGCTTTATGCGTATGTGATGAATCTGGTGCATGCGATGGAGTTGCAAGACCGCTTCTTTATTCATCCGCACGTCGATACGAACGAATTTCTCGAAGACAAAGATTATTTTCTCTCAACATCAATTCACGAGGGATACGGAATGGCGATTCTCGAGGCGATGAGCAAAGGGATAAAACCAATCATCCACAACTTTTACATCGCCGATGAGTTCTACCCGATGCAGTATGTGTTTAATTCGATATCACGCGCCGTTGAGATGATAAAGGATGAGCCGTATGACTCTTTGGAATATCGGCAGTTTGCGGAACGGCACAGCGAAGAGAGACAACTTGAGAAGATATGCGAATTGGTGAGGGAAGTGATAAACGAATAACTGGCACAATGTGCATCCTAAAAGGAGGCCGGCATGGCAAACAGCAGAAAAACATTATATGATCCTTCAAGGCTGGCCACTTATCAGGGTTGGGCCAGAGAGGAATTTACCGATATTGAAATAGCAAAAAAAATCGGAGTATCGCGATCGACAATAACATACTGGAAACAAAAATACCCCGAGTTCGCCGAAGCCTTGCGCGAAGGAAAAGAAGACGTCGATTTCCGCGTTGAGAACGCGTTATTCGACAAAGCGATCGCTGGAGATACAACCGCAATGATATTCTGGCTGAAGAATCGGCAACCAACAAAATACCGCGACAAGCACGAGATAGAAAACACAGGAAAAATCCTGGTGAGGATCGGGTTCGATGACGATGGCGAATGACACCGTTATAGACATTCGATTCAAGAGCAAAGCGCAAGAGTTCAACGACGCATACATTCCGTATCTCAAGAACCAAACGCGGTACGAGATATTTTACGGCGGGGCCGGGAGTGGGAAGAGCTATTTTATAGCGCAACGCATCTTGTTAGACATAATGCAAAACAAGAACCAGAAAGTGATAGTTGCTCGCAAAGTTGCGCGAACAAACCGACACTCGACTTATGCGCTACTCCGTTCGCTCATCTACAAGTGGAATCTCGACAAATTCTTTCGTGTTAACAAAAGCGAGCTCGAAATCACGTTCGTAAACGGTTCGCAAATCATATTCTCCGGTCTTGACGATGTGGAAAAACTCAAATCAATCGCGAACATTACGGGGATATGGGTAGAAGAGGCGAGCGAGATCACCAAGGAAGACTTTATGCAACTTGACTTGAGGCTTCGCGGCGTATCGGATAAGCCGAATTGGTTTGTGTTGACGTTCAATCCAATATCTCAACTCTCATGGCTCAAGGCGCACTTTTTTGACAATCTGGTTGATAACTGCACTATCCTGAAAACAACATACAAAGACAACTTGCGATTCTTAGATGCCGATTACGTGCGAGTGATAGAAAACCTAATCAACGAGGATGAAAACTATCACCGCGTATATGCGCTTGGCGAATGGGGCATCCTCGGCAACCTGATTTACAACAACTGGGACATCGTTAACAAGATGCCAAATCAGTATGATGAGGTGATATGGGGGCTTGACTTCGGATACAACAACCCAACCGCCCTGATAAAGATTGGAATCCGAGACAACGAGATATACATCCCGTTCGAATTTTATCGATCCGGGCTAACAAACACGGAACTCATTCGAGAGATGCAAAAGATTGTCAAGCCGAAAGAATCTATATACGCTGACTGTGCGGAACCCGATCGAATCCAGGAGATATACTACGCCGGATTCAACGTGTACAAAGCTGAGAAGAAGATAACCGATGGAATCGATTCCGTAAAACGGTATAAGCTCCATATATACAGCGAATGCGTTAACACGATCAAAGAGATACAGGCGTACAAGTACAAAGAGGACAAAGACGGCAACACGCTCGAGATACCGGTAGAATACAACGACCACGCGATGGACGCGATACGGTATGCGATACACACCGGAATCGGTAAGCGAACGGCAACAGATATCACAACGGTCAGGTGGTGACAAGTGAAGACTAACTTATGGAAGCTGTACCAAGGCAAGGCATACGATGAAGAATACCGGACGGATCGCTCGCTCCCGTGGAATGTGAAGAAGATATATAACCCCGCACCGCTGATTATCAACATGGACGTGTCGATGATTCTTAAGGGGTTTAACATTACCGGCAAGGTTGCCGAAACGATCATCGCGTCGAACGACTGGGAATATTCGAAGGAGAACCTCACACTCAAGATACTGCTCGAAGGGCGCGTATGGGTGGATATTGCCAAGGTCGAAGATGAAGTACTTCTTGCCGTTCTTATCTCTGACGAAATTCCAGAGATCAAATACGATGCTGGCGGGAATATCACCTACGCGAAGATCAAAATAGACACCGAAGAAGAAAAGATTGAGAAAGAATACTTCCCCGATCGAATCATTCAGAAAGTGAATGAAGAGGTAACGGAACTCCCAAATCTCTGGGGTTTTATTCCGTTAGTTGAGTTCACCGCCGAGAAGGCCGAGGAAGACGCGGTATCCCGGATCGAGAATCTGATCGATACGTTGGATGAGATCAACGAGTATCACGCGGATATCAAAGCGATTGGCAAGCTCCATTCTGATCCTCTTGCGTGGGGGAACGTGCGGCTCAACTCCGAGTCGTTACAATCAAAAGACGAAGAAAAGCGTGAAGACACCAAAGCAGTCAGGCAGATGCGCTTCGTCCAGGTTCCTGACGGCGGTCAGATGCAATTCCTCGAGATGTCTGGCAACGTGATGAAGATTATGGCCGGCGAGAAAGACAAGCTGATTGAGCAGGTTCAAAACGAATACCCTGAGATAATGCTCGTACAAGTGTCGCAAGGCGCAGCGCAATCAGGATACGCGTTTGAAATGAAGCTGACCGGCCTAACCTCAATTATCTCGCGTTATCGCTCAATCCTCAAAATCGGGTTAGAAAAGGTATTTGAGTATGCTTCGCTGATGCTTGGATCCAAAAACGACGCGGTTATATCCTACGAGCCAATAATATCCAAAAACCCGACAGAATTGATTACCAATCTTGCGGTAGCCGTTGGCGCCGGAATCGTTGATAAAGAGACCGCGACAGAAGAGATATGTAAGGCGCTCTCGATTGACCCTGCCCCCGTGTTGAAGCGGATTAAAGAGCAAGCAGGTGAAGAGGACGTGTACGACAAGCAATGGGCGGCGGAAGAACAAGCGGTTGATAGCGATGCAGAGGCGCGTTGACATTGAAATAACCAAGAAGCTCGAGCAAAGATACGGGCGTGTGCTCAACCGTTTTTTTAACAACGTTGAAAGAGCCGTGGACAAGATAGACTTTGACAACGGGACGCTTACCGCCATTTTCAGTTCTACGCTTAAAAACGCGGCAAAGGAATACGGAAAAGACTTTGCAAAGCTCTTCGAGAAAACCTTTGACGATATGGACGACAAGCTCACACAAGCCTATTACACGGAGTTATACAAACAACTTCCGGCGAGATTTCGGTACGAATCAAAGAAGTACAAGTTCGAGAAAGATGCGGGGGATATCAAGCTGTTTGAATTTGTGCAAAACCGCTGGAAAAACATGACGCAAACGAACTACGCAGCTACTGCGTGGGTGATGGACAAACCGGCGATTGACGGTATCAAGCTATCCCAACGCATCTGGAAGCTCGCGGATAAAACAGCAGAGGACGTGAAGCGGATACTGACGGCATCACTCCAAACTGGAATGAGTGCAAAGAAGGTTCGTAACCAGATATTACGCACGCAAGCGCAACTGGAACCTTCGATCCCAAGGTATATTCAAGAGCAACTTCAAGGCTTATCACCCGCTGGCGCACGCAAAGTGATAGACAGGTACGTTCGCAAGACGATGCGATATAACGCGATGAGAGTTGCAAGAACGGAGATACAGCGAGCGTGGCGCGGCTCATACGTTGAGATGACGAAGAAGCTGCCGTTTGTGAAGGGCATCAAGTGGAATCTTTCCGGGAGTCATCCGGAGGTTGACATCTGCGATGATCTGGCAGACGCGGACGTCGGGCTTGGCCCGGGGGTGTACCCGAAGAACGCGGTGCCTTATGGCGGACAACCGGCTCATCCACACTGTATGTGTTATCTCACGTCCGAGATGGATAGCGTTGAAGAATTTGTAGATTCCCTATAGCCCCAATACGGGCTTTTTTCATACATACCCTCCCTTGCGGGCCCGTTTTTTATTGGAGAAACGAGGTGGTTATCGAATTATGCACATTGTATTATTCCTAATCGGGATAGGGCTCGGATTGATTGTGGGGTTCTGCGCGGGTCTGATTGCCAAAGAGCCCGCAAAAAAAGAAAGGGCGCGTAAATGGAAAAAAGGCAACTGGTGACAATTGGGATTACCAACTACAATTACGGGCGGTATCTCAAACAATGTATAGATTCGATGCTTGGGCAGACGTATCCGGACATTGAGATCATCGTAGACGATGACGCATCAACAGACGAATCAGTCGCCGTGATTACGAGCTATGGGAACCAAATCAAGTCGATCATCCATGAGGACAACAGCGGAGGTGCGAGGCGAGGATTCCTCGAATTGCTCAAACGCGCAAACGGGGAATACTATATGCACTACGACGCC